TCGAGCACCAACTACGCACCGGAAGTGGAACCTCCCAGATCGACACAGCCCTCGAGCGCATCAGCGTATCTACTTACGCACAGCAGACCAACAAGAACACCCAAGGCAGGCCCACTCAAATCTACGTTCAGCGCCTAGCCACGGAGACGAAGGTCACGCTCTGGCCCGTGCCCGACAACACCACGCCCTACACGCTGGTCTACTACCGGCTGAAGGGCATTGACGGCCTCTCCTCTGGCATCAGCGGTTCTGCCTCGATCCCGCCGCGCTTTGTGCCCGCTCTCGTGGCTGGGCTTGCCTACCACGTCGCCATGAAGAAGCCTGATGCGGCGATGCGTGTTGAGCCGCTGCGCCAGATATACGAGGATCAGTTCGCCCTTGCCTCCGGTGAGGATCAGGAGCGTGCCTCGGTTCAGTTCGCCCCCTTCTACACGTTCGGTGTGTGATGCCCGCCTACGCTCGAGGATCAAAGGCATTCGGCTTCTGCGACAAGACGGGGTTCCGCTACCCCCTGAACGAGCTTGTCTGGGAGTACAACAACGGCACCAAGACCGGCTTCCGTGTGGGGAAGGACGTCGTCGACCCCGACCAGCCGCAGAACTTCCTTGGCCGCGTGAAGATCAACGACCCGCAGTCCCTGCGCGACCCCCGCCCAGACACCAGTCAGGCAGAGGCCAACGCCATCTGGGGCTGGAACCCAGTCTGGAATCCCGTGCAGCAGATGACTGCTTCCGTTGGCACAGTCACCGTGACCACATCGTGAGGTAGAAGTTCAAATGAACTACATCGAGCTTGCGGACGCGATCAAGAACTACACGGAGAGCTTCGAGACGTCCTTCGTCGAGAACATACCCCGCTTCATCAGGCAGGCGGAGGAGCGGATTGTCCGTTCCGTGATGATCCCTGAGTTGCGCCGCAACGCTACGACGACCCTCACACCGAACAACCCCTACCTCCAGCGCCCCACGGACTTCCTGTCCGTCTTCTCGCTTGCTGTCATCGACGCCAGCAACTCCTACACCTACCTCATTGACAAGGACGTGAACTTCCTCCGTGAGGCCTACCCGCAGCAATCCTCCGCTGGCGTGCCGAAGTACTACGCCCAGTTCGATGGCGACGGGAACGTGTCCGCCCACGGCAACTTCATCCTCGCCCCCACTCCCAGTGACGGCTTCACGGTCGAGCTTCACTACTACTATGACCCGCCGTCGATTGTGCAGTCTTCCATCTCTGGCCTTGGGGCCATTGCTGGTGGTAGCGGCTACGTCGACGGGCGGTACTGGGATATCCCCCTCACAGGAGGCTCTGGGACGGGCGCTCGCGCCAACATCACCGTTTCTGGTGGCAGCGTGACCGCCGTGACGATCTCCGATCCCGGCGCCCTCTACGTCGCTGGAGACGTGCTTGCGGCCAACAACGTTACGCTTGGCGGCGGTTCTCTCTTCTCGGTACCCGTCAACGCCGTACTCAACGCTGATGGCACCTCTTGGTTTGGTGAGAATGCGGAGACGGTACTGCTCTACGGGTGCCTCATCGAGGCCTACACCTACCTGAAGGGCGACGCCGACATTCTGCAACTGTACACAACTCGGTACAACGAGGCGATGTCTAACCTCTTCGGCATCGACATCAGGTCCAAGCGCGATGACTACCGTGACGGAACCTACAAGGTTGGGAGCCCGTCATGATGCTTGGTTCCCCCATGGCGAAGGTGTTCGCGTCGTCCAATGGCGGACATTCACCCGACACCATCGCTGAGATGTGCGTCGACAAGATCATCAGCGTCTCCGATACGGCCCCGCCGGAAGTTCAGCAGCAGGCCCGCGCTTTCCGAGCGCAAATGTTGAACGTCGTGCGGTATTACATTACAATGGCGGTCAGTGAGGATCGTCACACTGTGAGCAACACGGTCCGCGAGGCAGGGTTCCCCGATCTCGCCGAGCAGTTAAGGAGAATCTGATGGCGTTCACCGGGAACTACATGTGCACGTCCTTCAAGCAGGAACTTCTGCTTGCCGTGCATGACTTCCGCAGCGGCGGAGACACCTTCAAGTTGGCGCTCTACGACAACAGCGCCTCCTTCACAGCCGCGACGACCACCTACACCGCGACGAACGAAGTTCCCAACACGGGAACCTATGTTGCCGGTGGTGGCGCGCTGACGAATGGCGACCCTGCCACGTCTGGCACCACGGCGTTCTGTGACTTCGGAGACCTGTCGTTCACCTCAGCGACGATCACCGCATACGGAGCACTCATCTACAACACCACGCCCTCGGCGAATGGTATCGGCGGTCCTCTGACCAACCCGGCTGTTTGTGTGCTCGACTTCGGCGGCGCCAAGATTTCCACGACCGGCACGTTCACCATCATCTTCCCGGTGGCTGACGCAAGCAACGCGATCATCCGCATCGCGTGAGGAGAAGAAGTGGTTGTTCTCGCCAACAGAGTGAAGGTTGAGACGGCGACGACTGGTACAGGGACAATCACCCTTGGACCGGCGGTCACTGGCTTCCAGAACTTCGCGAGTGGCGGGATCAGCAATGGCGATGAGGTCCGCTACACAATCGAGGCTGGCAACGACTGGGAGATCGGGACTGGCGTCTACTCCTCGAGCGGCCCCACAATGACGCGGTCGGTCATTGAGAGTTCGCTTGGCGGCTCCCCGCTCAATCTTGGCGGCGGCTCGATTGTCTACCTGACAGCAGCCGCACAAGACGTCACCACACCGGCGCAGGCGACGAACATCGCCTTGGCCCTCGTCATAGCTCTGGGGTGATCCATGGCGAACACCTTCAAGAACTACACGACCAAGAACATCGGCACCGGCGGTTCTGATGTCTACACCGTGCCTGCCGCTACGAAGTCCATCGTGATCGGGCTCAATCTGTCGAACATCACGGGTTCTGAACTCCCCGTCACCATCAACCTCATCAAGGCTGATACCTCATCCGTGCGCCTCGTTGGCGCTCTCCGCATCAATGGAGGGATGACGAACGACTTCGTTAGTGGTAAGAAGTTGGTCATGGAGGCGAATGAGCGGCTTCGCGTCATCTCTGCCGTTAGCTCGTCCTTCGACTGCGTTGTATCCGTTCTGGAAGGAGTCGACTGATGGCGGGGTTCCATACCGGCACCGATCTGGCCGACAAGACCTTCTATGGTTTCAAACTGATCCAAGCGACGGGCGATCTCAATGTGGACATCATCAACGATGGGTCTACGGTCAGCCTGCCTCAGACGGGCTACATCACTGGCCCGAACGAGTATGTGAACTGGGTTTGGTCAACTGACACTTATCAGTTCCGGTGGGGCAATAAGGGTCATCTGGAGATGGTGTTCGTATGACTACTGTCATTGATCTCGGCAAACTGCGGTTCTACTGGGCTGGCAACTACAGCGCTGCGACTGAGTATGAACTCAACGACGTGGTGAAGTACGGCGGTAACGCCTATGTCTACATCAACGTCGTAAAAACGACCGGGAACGCACCGACCAACGCGACCTACTGGGCGCTGATGGTTGAGGGCCTGAACTTCCTTGGAACGTGGAGCGCGGCTACGCAGTATCGCATTGGCGATGCCGTGGCCTATGGTTCGACTGTCTACATTGCCCTGACCGACAACCTCAACAAACAGCCTGACCTCTTCCCGGCAGACTGGTCGCAGTTCGTTGAGGGCATCCAGTGGGAGGGCAACTACAGCGCTGGCACGACCTATCAGGCGAATGACGTCGTCAAGTACGGCGGAAGCACGTTCATCGCCAAGCAGACCACAGTCGGGAATGATCCCACCAACACCACCTACTGGGATCAGTTCGTCACTGGCATCTCGCCCGAGGGCGCATACAACAACGCGACGGCGTATCAGCCCAACGATATCGTCTCGTATGGCGCGAACCTGTACCTCTGCATCGCGAACACCACCGGCAACCTTCCGACCAATGCAACCTACTGGTCTCTGTTCGTCTCCGCGTTCCAGAACCGCAATGCTTGGGCGACGGCCACGGTCTACTACCTGAACGACATCGTTCAGTACGGCGCCAACGCCTACACATGTCAGGTCGGGCACACGTCTGGAACCTTCGCCACCGATCTGGCCGCTGGTAAGTGGCAGATTTTCAACAGCGGTGTGCGCTGGGCTGGTGCTTGGGTCACCGCGTACGTCTATCTCGTCAATGACATCGTCAGGAACGCTGGTTCCTCCTACATCTGCTTGGTCGACCACACCTCTGGCACCTTCTCCACGGACCTCGCGGCTGGCAAGTGGCAGTTCATGGCGGGTGACGCGGTCATACCGTCCTATGGAGCCGGGGATGCTGGCTCTGCCCTGACGGTAGACGCGGCTGGGACATCGGTCATCTGGTCTCCCACCACGGCATCCACGAACGTCTTCTACGTCACGCCGACTGGCAACAACTCGAACACCGGCAAGACAATCGGCTTTGCCTTCGCCAACATCCAGAACGCTGTTGCTGCGGTCCCCGCTGGTCAGTCTGCCGTTATCTACGTCAAGAACGGCACCTATCAGGAGGCGCTGCTTCCCATCGTTGTTCCGCCCGGTGTGTCGATCATTGGCGACAGCCTGCGGAATACCTTCGTCACACCGGCTGCTGGACTTGCTGCTGACGGTGTCACGCCCAACAACCAAGCCACGATGTGGCGCCTCTCGAACGCATCGCTTCTTCACAAGATGTCGTTCAGTGGGATGACTGGATGGGTTCCCGGTGCCACCCCCGGAGACATCACGACGTCTACGCCCAAGGGCGTCTATGTCGCGCTGAACTCGGCATCGCCGATCACGACGAAGTCGCCCTATGTCATCGAGTGCTCCGCCTTCGGGTCTGGCGCAATCGGCGCACTGATCGACGGAAGCGTCCACGCATCCGGCTACAAGTCGGTTGTGTTCAGCAACTATACCTGCATCATGGACAACGGCGTCGGCATCTGGGCCAAGGATGGCGCACGGACTGAGGTCGTCTCCGTCTTCACCTACTACGCCTACTTCGGCTACGCCGCTTCTGGTGGCGGCATCATCCGCTCGTTGAACGGCAACAACTCCTACGGAACTTGGGGCTCAACATCGTTCGGATTCCTTGCCTCTGAGACGCCGCATACTGGCTCTCTGCATGGCGAGCAACTGACCGTCACCACAGACCCCATCACTGTGGGCTTTGCTGCTGGCAGCACCATCACTGGCCAGACCTCTGGAGCCACCGGTACGGTCACGAACCTCCAATCTTCTGCTGGGAAAATCTACTACATCAGCACATCGCCCGGCACTCCGTTCCAGAACAACGAAGTCATCAGCGACGGCACGAACACGTTGACCATCGCGCCCGCTGGTGTGTCGCAGCAGAAGGGCTTCCTGCTCGTCGCGGATGGTTTCTCTTCGGCCCCCCTTCCCGGTGCGAGCATCCAGATTGCTGGTGACTCAGGGGCCTACGTCATCCAGTCTGTGAGCGGCACCTACGTCAACTCCTCGAGCGTTCTGGCGATTGCTCTCGCTCAGGAGAAACTGACCGGCTCACCCGATAACGCCGCCCTGACGATCCGCTACAACTACAGCCAAGTTCGTCTGACAGGTCACGACTTCCTGAACATCGGCACTGGCGGTGTAACCACGACCAACTACCCGAACGCACCGACTCAGCCTCCCGCTCAGGGCAATGAGGTCAACGAGGCCCTGCCGGGTCGCGTCTACTACGTCTCGACTGACCAAGACGGCAACTTCCGCGTCGGTGAGTACTTCCGGGTCGATCAGGCCACCGGTACAGCCACGCTGAACGCGAACGCCTTCAACCTCTCCGGTCTCACCTCGCTGCGCCTTGGTTCCATCGGCGCGCAACTTGGAGAGACCATCAACGAGTTCTCATCTGACCCGACGCTGGGCGGAAACTCGAACTCCGCAGTCCCCACAGAGTTTGCCGTCAAGACCTATGTGGACAATAAGTACACATTCCGGCAGTATATCGACCTAGCGATGTAAGGAGCTACAAGATGACAACCGTCAAGTCCGTCATTGTCCCGACTGTAGGCACGACCCTTACATCGGCGTACACCAACACCACCGGCGCATCTGCGACACTGAAGGCTGTGAACGCAACTGGGATCGGCGATCCCGACGTCTGGACGGTTGACACCGGAACCGCTGATGAGTGGACGTACTTCGGCAGTCCGCTTGTCACGTTTGCCGGGCCAAACCCGGCTGCGAACGCTGGTAACACGCACCCCTTCCCGATCCAACTCTCTGCTGACCGCGTCCTTCTCCTCTGGACCCCGGCACACATGCACGCCGGTGGTGGAAACGACTACCTTGGCGGCACGGTCCTGCACACCCAGATCGTTGAGTACACTGGCACGAGGTATCGCGCTGGACCCATCGTCAACCTGCTTCTGCCTGATGCCGTCTTCAACTCACAGACGGTTGGTGTATGGACAACGCCGACCGGCATGGGCGCGACTGGTCAGTCCCTTCTGAAAGGCCTTGCCATCACCCCCACCAAGGTTGTGATTGCCTACCGCTCGTCCACCTTCTTCAAGCTCCTTCGCCTCAACATCAGCGGCAACTCGCTTGATCAGGCGAACGTCGTCAACTTTGACCTTTCCGGGGCCACGTCGTTCAACAGCACCACCGCATTCGCGTTCGATCTTGCGCTCGTTCGTGGTAGCACGACGCAGATTGTTGTTGGTGGCTCGAACGGTACCAACTGGTCCCTGCAATCGCTCAACGTTCCTGACAGCGGAGCCATTACGGTCGCCTCTGCGCTGTTCAATACCGCTCTTGCGCACACCACGTTCCACTTTGCAATCGCCCCGCTCAATGGCACTGCCGTTGGCACAACGACCACCTACGTTGTCGCAGCCAATACCAGCACCGGCGTAACTCTGTCGGTGCAGAACTTCTCCTATGACTCTGCGACGGTGACCTTCGCAGCCGTGGGATCGGCTGTAACGGTTACCAACACCAGCACACTTGGCATTGCTGCTCGCCCGCTTTCAACGGATGGCACGGCGAATGCCGTTGTCTGTTTCTTCGACACGGGGAATGCCCAGCAGTTGCGATTCCTTCGTCAGACGAACCTGACGCAGGCTCAGAACTCCGTGGTTACTGCCACCCTTCCGTCAAGCTCTGCCTCGCGGGCTCTCAGAGCATCGTTCAACTGGGGTACAGACAGGGCTGTCTTCGTTGGTACCATCAACGCGATTGTCGTCTTCGACAACGCTGGAACGGCAACCCCCCTTGTCACCGCGACAGACACAGCCACTACCACCATCACTCAGCCTATTTGGTATCCATTCAACTCGCGCCCCCTCTACACATACCACGATGACGGCGGCACCACTGTCGGCAAGCTATCACAGTTCATAGCTCGCACCGGCATGGCGACCTCCATCTCTGTCGGCGTGCCAAACCTTTATGGCAACTACCTCCCCTATGGACACAATTACGGTCAGGGCTGCGCTTGGTCATCCAAGGCTCAGTGCTGGTTCATGGCTCAGGGCGGAAAGCTCTATGCTCTCAGCAATGACGGTGTGGTTCTCAGTGAGATCGGCATCTACGATCTTTTGCCGGGCATTGGGAGTAGCTCCTATCTTCTCTCCATCAAGTCTGTCGATGTAGCGCCATCAGGAAAGGTCTTCTTCATCACCGACACGATGGGGACTGGCGCTAGTTATTACGGGCAGTACTGGGCTAGCGTGACTAACAGTTCCTATGGCTTTGCCATTGATGTGGTGTCTCAGCCAACCGACCTCGCCGGTGCCCTGCTGCTTTCGGCCACGAGCCTTAACTACCACGTCGCAGTGGACTTGACGTCGTACACGGACGCATCGGGTCTCGAGCGCGCTCTCGCTCTGTTTGTCAACGCATCGACCAACGCAAACATTGCCGCCGCCAGATTTGACGGCGGTTCTTGGAGCGCCCTTGGCAATACAAGCATATCCGTAGCCGCTCTGAACTCTGGCTTCCACTTTGGCGCCCGTCCCAACTTCGTCCTGATGCAGGACACGCCTGCAAATACGCTCTACCCGACAGGTCTGTGGCGTTGCGTCGGAGCCGGCGGAACAAACAGCGCACTGAACATGGCGTATCAGGCCATCTCTGCGACATCCGTTTCGGACGGCGGCATTACCAGCATTACAATGAGTACAGTCCTCAACACTACAGTTGCCAACGTCTACCCTGCCGTGAAGTCACAGTCATCTCGGACGCAGTCTGTCGCCATGTACGACAACAACCGGTCTGCTGGTCGTTACTACTTCGTGATCGGCGGTCGCCTGTTCGGAACCTTGACCGGCCTGCTGATTTCTGGCGCCAACACGATGCAGTTCATGAACAGCATCGCCAGCAAGTATGCGTTTGTGGTGTCGCCGTGCAGCACCAACACATCTGCTGTGGCACAGATTGCCTATGTCTTCGATGCCATCAATCCCGCTGCTGGTCCGCGCTACACCCTCACTGCCACAAGCGGGAATGGCTGGACGACCCTCGACAGGCCAAACGGCGCTCAACTTGAGGTCTTCGGTACTGGCGTCAACTCTCGCTATACTGTGAGCGGTCCTGATACGTCGAACCTTGTCGTGACTGTCAGTGGTGGTGGCAACGACTTCTACGTCCTGCCCGTCAATGGGCAGACCATCGACACGTCGAAGGCTAGCTCCTACCGCAATACCGATGTGTACCTGATCCCGAACAACTACTCGGTCAAACTCAGTTCGACGCTCGCTGGTTCCCTGTCAGCAATGCTGACTGTGGTTGAGGAGGTGTGATATGGGGTTTGCCTCGACAAGGCTCTCTCTGGCGTCTGAGCTATCCGCCATTGGCCCCTCTCCCTCTGGGCCAGTGCCGGGGCTGGTTCTCATCAAGAGTGCCAACATCATCGCCCCTAACGTCATCAACCCCCCATCTATAACCAGCATCACGGTTGATGCGCCTCGGGATGCCGACTTCAGGAAGTATAGGGCTTTCCTGTTCAGGTTCTCTGGGATCGGGTTTTCCTCCGCAGCGAGCGACCTTACGGTCACCCCGCGCAGAGAGGGCCTAACCGTACCGGGTACTTTCTTTTATCAGATCAACCAAATCACCGTCACTACGACTACCGGCTATATAAACACAAGCGCCAGCACAATCGTACAGGTAACCTCTGGCAGTTCTGTCGCTGCTAACGTCGGGGTAAACAGGTGGGATGTCCTGATGACACCAGTTGGTTTTGATTGCGATATCCGCCTTGGGAATGGCACAACCCTCCCCGCAGGATCAATCATTACAACGACCGTTAGCTACACCGGTGCGGGTGAATCCGTCTCCACCGTTGAGACTGGATCGTATCCGGGTGTGACGCTTGGAACTACCGGTGGTCCCAATTTTACTGCTGCGCGCTATTCTACCACCAGACTTGGGGTCGGCTTGAACTGCGAAATCTATGGGTATGCCATATCATGACAGAGCGTCCCAGCATCTACATCAACGGCACTATCCGTGAGATGACAGAAGAGGAGCATGAAGCGCACCTCAGCGCCATGGCATCCCTCACCAAGCCGAAGCCTGTGTCTGTGTCCATGCGCCAGATGCGTCTGGCGATCATCGACCGCAAGAAGGTGACCGCAGTCACAGACGCCATCAAGGCCATCCCTGATGCCACAGAGAAGGCCAAAGTCCAGACCGAGTGGGACTACAACACGGTTGTGGAGCGCGAGGCGCCTTGGTTCCTGACTATCATGAGCGGCATTGGCTACGAAGAGGCTGACATCGACGCTCTCTTCTTGGAAGCCGCAAGCCTCTGAATGACCCTGCGTGAAGCAGTAAGAGACAAGCACAACGAGGCAGAGAAACACTGCTTCGTTGTGTCACTTCTGTCTGGCGAGATGCGGCCAGAGGTCTACGCCACCTACCTCGTCAATCAGGCAGCCTGCTACCGCGCCTTAGAGGCTGTGGCACAAGAGCACATGGCAGACCTGCCGGGCCTTCGTAGGGCGGAACTCATCGAGCTTGATGCCAAGGAGCTACTGGGAGACCACTACGGCCCCGGACTCTCCACGTCCACGCAGCGCTACGTCTCCTACGTCAAAGAAGTTCCATCGAACTTGTTGTGGGCTCACATCTACGGCAGACACTTCGCCGATCTCTATGGCGGGCAACTGATCAAGCGCGTGGCTCCCGGTGCCTGCCGCATGTACCACTTCAACGACCGCTCCGTCCTCATAGCCAAGGTCCGCGAGAGGCTGACAGACGACCTTGCGGAAGAGGCCAACAAGGTGTTCGACTTTGCCATCGCACTGTTCGATGAGGTAGCCGATGCCCACAATCTTCGAGTCGCTTGAGGCCGCTCACCACGACATCCTCAAGGAGTTCAGCCAATACCAAGGGGTGGACGAGGGCCACCGCTTCTCGTGGCCGAACTACGTCTTCACGGGAAAGAACTTCCGCCGCGCACACCTCGACATCGTGGACGCGCGGAATACCAAGAAGCTCTACATGCTCCACCTGACGGTGATGCCGCATGTCAACGACCCATCACCGATCTTCGGATTCGACATCATCGCAGGTCCGAACAAGGTCACGGGCGCATTCCACGACTTCAGCCCGGTGGTGTCCAAGCATCACCTCCTCGAGACCTTCGCCAATCGTGCTTCGTTCTACGAGTGGAGCAAGACCAGAGAGCTACCCGACTGGGCCAAGGCCATCTTCAGCGAGCACATGATCGCCGCAGGCAACATCCAGACAGAAGCCGAACTCACCCGCCTGCTGACGCTGGTGATCAACAACCTACGGCACTACCTCACCTCTGTTGGCGAGAAGTCCAGCGCCGACTATTCCGACCGGCACAACCGCTACTGCCACTACCAGAAGCAGAACCCACACACGCCCAAGGTGATGGCGGCACTGGGCCTAGACCCTGAAGAGGTGTCTCGGTTCATTGAGGAGTGCCTTTTCCCAGAGCTTGTGCTAGCATAGCCACCGTGTCTCAGGGGCGGCGTGACCGATGCTTGGCTTCTTCCCACTAACGGGTGCGCCTCTCGCGGATGACGCCGCCGAGATACCCAGCGTCAACGTCCTCGTTACCGGCGTAGAAGCCAGCGCTCTGATCGGCAATGCCACAGCAGAAGCCGGTGCAATAGTTAACGTAACAGGGGTTGCTGTTAACCTTTTCGTCGGCACTGTGCAGGCAGAGGCTGGCGCTGGGGCGGATGTCCAGACCCCGCCGAGCACAGGTCAGGTCGGCTCCGTTGCGGTTACCGGCGACGCCAACGTCAACGTCACAGGCAATCAGGCGAGTGGCCTTGTCGGCAACGCGACCGCAGAGGCGGGGGCGATTGTCCCTGTCACGGGCGTCGAGGCCAATGGATTCGTTGGCTCCGTTCAGGTCACCTGTGATGCAAATGTCTTCCCGTCTGGCGTCGAGGCGACCGGCGTCATTGGCAACGCAGATGTCACTGGCGATGCGAACGTCAACGTCACTGGCCTCGAGGCTACGGGCTTCATCGGCAACGCCACAGCCGAGGCTGGCGCCACCGTCTTCGTCATCGGCGTTGAGGCCAGCGCCCTTGTCGGAACGGCAGACGCAGAGTCCGGTAGTGACGTCTTCGTCTCCGAGGTCTCGTCGATAGGCCTTGTCGGCAGCGTGGCCGTTACCGGCGATGCCAACGTCCAACTCACCGGCGTTGAGGGCACCGGCCAGATCGGCATTGCCGAGGCGCTTACCGGCATCGATGTCTTCGTCGTCGGCGTGCAGGCCAGCGGTGCCATCGGTAACGCAGACGCCATCGGTGACGCCAACGTCTTCTTGCTCGGCGTTGCCGCCAACGGCTTTGTCGGTTCCGTTGAGGCAGAGGCTGGCGCAGATGTCAGCGTCCTCGGGGTGTCTGGCTCTGCTCAGGTCGGCTCCGTTACCGTCACTGGTGGCGCGCAGGTCTTCGTCACCGGCGTCAGCGCCGCTGTATCTGTCGGAACTGTCCGCATCTCGTGGACTGATATTGTTCCGAATCAGAACTCAGTCTATACTCCCGTCACTCCGGGGGTCGCTGGTCCTTGGGTCGATGTCGTTCCGAACCAGAACTCGGTCTACACCGATACTGCGAACGGGACAGCGTCCGTCTGGACCGACGTCGATCCGACTCCTACGTCACCTTGGGTAGATATGGCAGCGTGAGGACACTTCATGCCGAGTACCTTTACAAACAACGCTGGTATCCAAAAGCCCGGCGATGGTGAGCAGTCGGGCACTTGGGGCCAGACCGTCAATGTCAACATGGACATTGTTGATCGCCTCACCATGGGTGTCGGCACCATCTCGTTGACTGGCTACGGCCCCGCTCTTCCGTACTCACTGACCACGGCAGATGGCTCTCTTTCTGAGGGGCAGTATACCGCCCTGATCTTCGCTGGGAGCCCGAGTGGCAACCTGACGGTAAACGTCACCCCGAACGACGCGCAGCATGTCTATGTGGTCAAGAACAACTCTGGCGTCACTGTCACCATGGCGCAGGGCAGCGGCTCAACTGTGGCGGTTGCCAACGGCAAGTCTGCCATGGTCTACTGCACTGGTGCAGGCGTAAGCGCTGCCGTGGTTGATATCTCGGCCACCTTCAACCTGACGGGAACACTGCAATCAGCGAACAACCTCTCGGACGTATCGAGTGTATCGACTGCCCGCGCCAATCTTGGTCTGGCAATCGGGACGAACGTCCTTGCCTACGATGCCAACCTTCAGGCCTTCGTCAATGCATTCAGCCTTCCGACGACAGATGGGACGGCGAGTCAGGTTCTGGGTACGAACGGCGCTGGGACTCTCTCGTTCATCACAGTTTCCGGTGGTGGCGGAGGCACTGTCACATCGGTTGATGTCTCTGGAGGCACAACCGGCCTGACCACGAGCGGTGGGCCTATCGTTGGCTCTGGCACGATCACCATCGCTGGTACGCTGAACCTTGCGAATGGCGGCACCGGAGCAACTACGCAGAGTGGCGCGCGCACTGCGCTTGGCCTTGGGACCATGGCGACCCAAGCGTCCAACAGCGTCAGCGTCACAGGTGGGTCTATCACTGGCATTACTGACCTCGCCATCGCCGATGGCGGCACCGGAGCATCTGACGCACCAACGGCCCGCTCCAACCTAGGCCTTGCCATCGGCACGAACGTACAGGCCTATGACGCAGACCTTGCGGCTATCGCTGGCTTGTCCTCCGCTGGCATCCTCGTCAGGACCGGCGCTGGTACGGCAGCGACTCGCAGCCTGACGGCTGGCTCTGGGATCAGCATTACGAACGCGGATGGCATTAGTGCTGCCCCCACTATTACCGCCGACTCCGTCCAGATCATGCACGTCGTTGACGAGCAACCTGCCAGCGCCTCGTCTGGCACGGCAACCGCTGGATCATACGTCACGAGAACCCTCAACACTGTGGTAACGAACACGATTACTGGAGCGGCGCTTACTGGTAACTCGATCATTCTCCCTGCCGGGACTTACAAGGTATTCGCGCAAGTTCCGTCCTATCGGGCTGACGGCCATATCGCTAAGTTTCGGCGCACTTCTGGCACTGACCTCATTATAGGGACGGTTGGGTATAGTGGGTCGGGAACCAGTAACGCGAACTCTTATAGCTACATCTCCGGGCAAGTTGTTGCCGCTACAAGCATCACATGTGATATTCAGCAGCGCGTTGAACTCACAAGGGCATCAGACGGATATGGCGCTCCAGTCTCCACCCTGTGGGAGCCCAAAAGGTTTACGCAGGTCTTCATCCAGAAGGTAGACTGATATGAAGTACGCTCTAGTCATCAACGAAAGAATCGACACGATCTCCTACCAGCCGCAGGATGGCTGGGAACAAGTATCTGATGATGTGTTCGCTGGGTTTGTAAAGAATGGTGGAGCTTGGGTTCCTCCTCCGCAGAGCGATGAAGAGGTCTCCGCTATAGTCCGCAGCCGCAGGGACTTGCTGATAGAGCAGACAGATTGGCGTGCCCTCCCTGATGTGCCCGGACGCGACGCTTGGCTTTCATATCGGCAGGCTCTGCGTGACATCCCGCAGCAGGCTGGTTTCCCGCGCAATGTAGTGTGGCCCACTAAACCGGAGTGACCCTCGGTGCTCACCAAGCTCCAGTTCCGGCCCGGCATCAACCGCGAGACGACTGACTACACCAACTCTGGCGGCTGGGTGGACGGCGACAAGATCAGGTTCAGGTTTGGCCTGCCTGAGTCTATTGGCGGCTGGGAGAGACTCACTAGCTCCCCGATGACCGGCCTGTGCGTGTCGCTTCACAGTTGGACGGCGCTCAACAACGACATCTATACTGGGGCGGGGACGACGTCGAAGTACTACGTCATCGACGGGGGTGCTCCGTATGACATTACGCCTATTCGCCGGTCTGTCACGCTTGGCGCAGACCCCATCCAAACCACCGCAGCGGGTAGCGGCACAGTCAGGATCACGGACCCCGGCCATGGCGCCAATCAAGGCGACTACGTCACCATCTCAGGCGCTACGGCATTCGACGGCCTGACTACTGGTGAGATCAACAAAGAACACGTCATCACCGCCATAGTCAGCGGAAACATCTACGAGATCGATACCGGTGGCTCTGCTACCGCTGGCTCTGTGTCTGGCGGTGGCGCCACAGTGTTGGCGCAGTATCAGATCAGTGTTGGCCTCTCTACGACCGTTGTTGGGACCGGCTGGGGCGCTGGGCCTTGGAGCCGTGGTGGATGGGGCTCAGCCGCCACTACCACCGTCACTGGCGCCCAACTGCGCCTCTGGTCGCAGGACAACTTCGGAGAGGACTTGGTCATTTCCGTTTACGATGGAGGTCTCTATCGCTGGGATACAAGCGCTGGCATAGGGTTCAGGGCTGTTGAACTTCAGAACCTAGCCGGGGCCAACATGACCCCGAGGATCGCGCGGCAGGTCATTGTATCCGAGCGCGACCGACATGTCATCGCTTTCGGGTGCGATCCAGAGGCTTCGCCCGGCATTCAAGATCGTCTCTGCATTCGCTTTTCTGATCAGGAGAGCATCACGGACTGGGAGTCCCGCCCAGACAATACTGCTGGCCAGTTGCGCATTGGCACGGGCAGCCAGATCGTTGGCGCCGTACAGACCAAGCAACAGATTCTCGTGTTCACGGACACCTCAGTTCACGCGATGCAGTTCGTTGGCCCGCCCTTCACCTTCGGCATCTCGGAGGTTTCTTCCAACGTCTCGATCATCTCTCCAAACTCACCGACCGCTGTCGGCGATGCCGTTTACTGGATGGGTCAGCGCGACTTCTACGTCTATGACGGTGCCGTCAGGGCACTGCCATGCACGGTCAAAGAGTACATCTTCGACGACATAAACACCAACCAGTTGGCCAAGATTTTTGGTGCGGCGAATGCAGCCTATTCAGAGGTCTGGTGGTTCTACCCGTCAGCAGCCAGCAGCGACATAGACAAGTATGTCGTCTACAACTACGAACTCGACATCTGGTACTACGGCACCCTTTCTCGCAATGCTTGGCAGGACCGCAACGTTCTTGCCTACCCGATTGCCGCAGGGCTGGATGGCTACGTCTACTTCCATGAGTACGGCTTCAGCAACGGAGAGACCAACCCGTACTCCCCAATCAACTCCTATATTCAGTCTAGCTCTGTGGACATCAGTGACGGCAATCAGTTCATGTTCGTCACGAGGGTCATCCCAGACTTGACGTTCCGTGACTCGAGCAATCCCTCGCCACAGGTCACGATGACCATGGCAGCCAAGAACTACCCCGGTGGCGTGACGTACGGTGCCGACCCGGAGACAACGACAAGGACGCAGTCTGTACCCGTCGAGTTGTACACGGACCAACTGTTCGTGCGCCTGCGCGGCAGGGCGATAACCTTCAGGGTGGAGTCAAACCAGACGGGTACGGCTTGGCGCTTGGGGACACCACGCATCGACATGCGCACTGATGGCAGGCGCTAATGTCACGCAAGACAATCGTCCCGTACTTCCCGTCTCCACCGCGAGAGTACAACCAGAGCTACTTCGCGCAGATCATCCGCTCCTTCGCTGTTTACGCGCAGCAGATTCAGAACCCCGGCGACGGTAGGTTCACGACCGTCACCATCACCAATCCCCCTACGACGCCCATCGGCCAAGAGGACGGGGCGGTGTGGGTCAGGGACGGTCAACTCTACATCACCCCCGGTAACGGTGGCGTGCCGGTCGAGAAACTGGCTGACTTCACTGTGGCGGACAGCGACAGATGGCTGATCGTCAACAAGGCTGGCTCATCTTGCGTAGTTACGCTGCCGACAGCGTCTACGAATGCTGGCCGCGAGTTGGGCCTAAAGAACTTTCAGGCACAGACAGTCGTGTCTGCCTCGTCCAATGTGCTAGCAATAAGCTCTGGTACACCCGGCACCGCAATCCTCCCAGCAACCGTTGGCTCTTGGGTGACGCTAGTGAGTGACGGTACATACTGGGTTACAATGGCAAGAGGATAGAATGGCTACACCTGAAGGCATGACGCCCGCCAAGTCCGTTGATCACATCCAGTGCGCCTCGTGCGACAACCTCGTGGACACTCCGGAAGAGATCGCGTCCTACCCGACTGGCAAGTGCCCGCAGTGCGGGAATGTGTGGACCGGCGATGAGCCGCGTCACACCTATATCACCGTCGCGACGCTTGCGCCCCTCGGCGGAAAAGTTATGTAGAACTTCTTCCGACCACCCCGATTTTCTGGTAGGCTTCCAGCGTCAGGAGTGCGTCGGAGGTCTGCCTTGGAACTTGAAACGATCTGGAGCGCCGCTCTGACAACCGCGATTGGCGTTGCGGGATGGGTGCTCAAGGGCTGGTCTGATGAGATCACCCGCTTGCAGATTCTGCTGAACCGGACCCGCGAAGAAGTCGCTAGGGAATACGTCACGAAGGCAGAAGTTCAATTGAACATCAGCAGCGTCATCACGCGCTTGGAAGCGCTCGACGCGA